CGCTCCGCTCGCACCTGTGCCGCCGGGTGCGGACGGCGCCTCCACCGCCGCAACCGGAGCGGTCTCTGCGCTCGGTGCTTCGTCGCGCGGCTCATCGTCCTCGGGGGCGGGCGACCTTGAGAAAACCTTGGCCCCCTGTGCGGCCAAGGTTGTCCCCGCGGCACAGGCTGTGCCTGGATGCTCGCGAATGGGCACCCGGAGCGGCGGACGAGCGGCGAAGGGCGGCTTGAAGCCGCTGCACGAGCTCTTCGCGTACCGCGTCCTCGAGGGCGCCTCCGCGGCGGAGGCCTACCGGCGCTGCTACCCGAAGGCGAAGCGGTCCACCGCCGAGACCAACGGCCCGGCATTACTCAGGTCGGCTCAGGTGGCCGCATTCGTTGACGAACGGCGCGCGAAGGTGCTCGCGAAGGTCTCCGTCTCGGCTGAGGTGAAGCTCGAGCGCGTGCTCCTGGAGCTGAACCGCATCCTGCACGCCGACCCGGCCGACGCCCTCGACGAGAACGGCGCGCCCCTGCCGCTGAGGGACTGGCCGGAGGATCTTCGCCGCGCGCTCGCGGGCGTCGAGGTGGAAGAGATCTGGGACGGGCCGCGTGGAGAGCGTGAGCACGTCGGCACCGTTCACAAGTACAAGTTCTGGAACAAGACCGCGGCGTCGGAGCAGCTCCTCCGCCACCTCGGCGCGTTCAAGGACAGGCTCGAGGTCGACCTGGGCGCCGGCGTCGACGACGTGACCGATGAGGAGTGGCGCCAGCTGGCCGCGCTGCGCCACACGATCCGCGGGGGCGAGGGTGGCTAAGCCCGTCCCGCTGCCCGAGTTCGTCTACCGCGCCCGGCTCGCCTGGCGCGCGCTGCGCATCGTGCTCGAGCAGCTCTCGCTCACCGCGTCCGCGGTGGTGCTGAACCCGGACGACCCGACGCAAGCCTTCCCGGGTCCGGACGACGGGCAGGTCCGGTTCTACGAGGATCGCCTGGGCGGGCGCGGCCGCATCCTCGCCACGGTGACGATCCGCGGAACGGCCGCGCACATCGTCGTCGAGGACGTCCGCGAGCTCGTCCGGCTCACGCATCGCAAGTCGGTCGACCCGCGCGAGCTCGGCATTGCGCAGCGGCCGGACCGGCCCGACCTGGATGTCGACGTCTCGCTCGCCGAGGTGGTGGAGCGGGACGGCGCGTTGCTGCGCTCGGGCCGGCGCCGCATCCTGCCGCCGAGCTCCGCGCCGCGCCGGCCGGGGAATCCGTCGCAGCCCTGGGGGCGCTGGTGACCGCCGCCCTCGAGCGGTTCCGGCTGGTGGCTCGTCGCCAGCCCTGGTCGCCGCAGGAAGGGCCGCAGCTCGAAGCGTTCCTCTCGCCCGCCGACGTGACGCTGTACGGCGGGGGCGCTGGCGGCGGCAAGACCGCGCTCGGCATCGGGCTCGCGCTCACGAAGCACCGGCGCACCCTGTTCATCCGGCGCGAGGCGGTCCAGCTCCAGCCCGTCGTCGACGACCTGGCCGGCATCCTCGGCAACCGGGACGGCTATAACGGCTCCGAGCGCGTGTGGCGCCTCCCGGCCGGTCGGTCGATCCAGTTCGGAGGCGTGCCGAACCCGGGCGACGAGACGAAGTTCCAGGGGAACCCGCACGACCTGGTGGTGCTCGACGAGGCCGCAAACCTGCTCGAGTCGCAGGCCCGGTTCCTTCTCGGCTGGCTGCGCTCGACGGATGCGCGCCAGCGCGTGCGCGCCCTGCTCTGCTCGAACCCTCCGACGTCGGCCGAGGGTGAGTGGCTGATCCGCTGGTTCGCGCCTTGGCTCGACCCGAACTATCCGAAGCCCGCGAAGCCCGGCGAGCTGCGCTGGTCGGTGATGCTTCCCGGCGAGAAGGAAGAGCGCTGGGTCGACGGGCCCGAGCCGTTCGAGCACGCCGGCGAGACGATGCGGCCGACCTCGAGGACGTTCATCCCCGCCCGCGTCGGCGACAATCGGTTCCTGGCGCGGACGAACTATGTCCGCATGCTCCAGGCCCTGCCCGAGCCGCTGCGCTCCCAGATGCTCAAGGGCGACTTCATGGCGGGCCGCGCGGACGACGCGTGGCAGGTGATCCCCTCAGCGTGGGTGAAAGCCGCCCAGGCGCGCTGGCACCCCATCCCGCGCGAGGACCTGCCGCCCGTGTCCTCCGTGGGCGTCGACCCGTCCCAGGGCGGAGACGAGGCGCCGATCTCCGCGCGGCGCGCGTGGCGCTTCGACGAGCTCGTCTTGGTGAAGCCCGACCACAACGGCCAAATCACCGGCGGCGCGATGGCGGCGAAGTCGGTCGAGGTCGCCGGCGACGAGGCGCCTATCCACGTCGACGTGATCGGCATCGGCGCGTCGACCTTCGATCACCTCGAGGCGGTCGTCGGCGCGCGGGCGGTGAAGGTCAACTTCGCCGAGGCGACGGAGGCGAAGGACCTCGTCGGCGTGCTCGGCTTCCGGAACGTGCGGGCCGAGTGCTGGTGGCGCGCACGCGAGGCGCTCGATCCGGACCGCGCGGTCAAGGTCGCGCTCCCGCCCGACTCGCAGCTCTTCGCCGACCTGTGCGCGCCGCGCTACCGGCTCACCTCGAACGGCATCCAGATCGAGGACAAGGACGAGATCCGCAAGCGCCTGGGCCGCTCTCCCGACCGGGGAGACGCGGTCGTCCTGGCGATGATTCGCACGCCGCTGGTGTTCGACAGGAACACCGGGGAGAGGCTTGGACGATGAGCAAGGGACACGAGCTCGAGCCGGTGGACCCGTTCGCGCCGGGGCGACGCTGCCGCCACTGTGGCCGGGACGAGGTCGAGCTGCTCCAGGCGCCGAGCGCGGAGTGCGACGGCGAGCTCGTCAAGGTCGACGAGCAGGTTCGGGAGCCGGCCGAGCCGCTCACGCTCGACCAGGCCAGAAGCTCGCTCGCCGCGTCGATGATCCGCGCCTTGCAGGCGACCATCGTGCAGGAGGTCCACCGCGTCCAGTCGCCCGGGCTCGACCTGGTGGAGGTCGAGAACGGCAAGCTCATGTGCCGCGCCGCGGCCGAGCTGATCCTGTCGCTCCAGCACGCCGCCAAGCAGTTCGACCGTCCACGCATCCTCCGGCCGGAGCGCCGGGTTCGCATCATCCGAGGGCACTGACCCATGGAAACCGTCAACGGCCGGATGACCTGCGAAGCGATGCAGGCGGAGTTCGAGCAGCTCAAGACCGACAAGGCTCCCATCGTCCAGGTCTGGGACGACATCGAGACCTTCGTGATGCCGCTCACCGGGCGGAACGCGGAGGTGCAGGCGAACGGTGGCGCGCCCGACGCGCAGCAGACAGACCAGGACGTCTGGGACCTCTCCGCCGTCCTCGCGAACGAGCACCTCGCGTCGTCCCTGCACGGCGGCGTGACGAACCCGAGTAGCCGGTGGATCGAGTTCGAGTGGGAGGCGCCCGAGCTCGAGAAGGACCATGACAGCATCGAGCACCGCGAGGAGCTCACCAACGTGATGTGGTCCGCGCTCCAGACCTCCGACTTCAACATGGAGATCGCGAGCGGGTACCTCGAGTTCTCCGGCATCGGGAACATGTTCCTCATGCTCGAGCCGGGCGGCGACGGCGTCGAGTGGGAGGGCTTCGACTTCACCTGCATCCCCTCTCGGCAGGCGTTCGTCGTCGAGGACTCCAAGGGCGGCATCAAGCGGTTCTACCGGGCGCTCAAGTGGACTCCGGTCCAGGTCGTCGACCACGCCGCGAGCAAGGAGCGGCCGGGCGTCGTCTCTCACTGTCCCGACGCGGTGAAGCAGAAGGCGCAGACGCCAGCCGGGGCGACTGAGAAGCTCGACGTCGTCTTCGCCATCGTCCGGCGCGAGGGCGTGAAGCTCGACCCGTACACGAAGGAGAACACGCCCGTCCCCGAGGAGCGGCGCGCCTTCGCCGGCGTCTACTTCCTCGCGGCCACCGGCGAGCAGGTCGGCGTCGACTCGGGCTACCACGAGATGCCCGTCGTCCACGCGCGCTGGGGCCGGAAGCCCGGCTCGGTCTGGGGGTTCGGCCGCGGGCACGTCGCTCTGCGGAACGTGAAGTTCCTGAACCGCTACAAGGAGCTCGCCCGGGCGCAGGCCGCGCTCGCCGTCGATCCTCCGACGATGAGCTCCGAGCGCGGGCTCCAGACGAAGAAGCAGATGCAGCCCGGCGGCCACATGTACGGCGACCCGAAGGACTTCCAGGTCCTCGAGTCGCACTCGCGCTTCGACGTCTCTGCCGAGGTCCTGCGCGACGAGCGGCAGGAGATCCGGCGCTGCTTCCACGAGGACGACCTCCAGCTCAAGGAGTCGCCCGCGATGACCGCGACGGAGGTGCAGGCCCGGCGCGACCTCATGGACCGCGTGCTGGGCTCTCCGGTCGGCCGGCTCTACGTCGCGCTCTCCGCCCTGGTCGGCATCGGGCTGCGCATGATGTACCGAGCGAACCAGCTCCCCGAGCCCCCGACCCTGGTGAAGCAGCTCAAGGCGGAGGTCAAGATCAAGTTCCGCGGCCCCATCGCCCGAGCGCAGGTGATGGACGAAGTCGTCGGCATCGAGCGGCAGGCGTCGTTCGTCGCGAACCTGCTCAAGATGGGGTTCGAGGACGCGCGCGCCTACTACGATCTCGGCGCCGCGCTCGAGGAGCACGGCAAGCGGATCGGCGCGCCGGCGCGGACCCTGCGCAGCGCGCAGGACGCGAAGCGCATCCTCGACGAGCAG